CGGGCAACAGGTCGTTGAAGATGTGATGCACGTAGCGCATGATGGGGCCAAGTTTCTCCAGCACCTGGTCTGGGAAGAGGGCTAGGGTCTGACCAGGCTTGACCACTGCCAGGTCGGTAGCGTTCCACCAGTCAGCCATGGACTCATCCACCGTGGCGCTGAGGACCGTGGAGCGCTTTGATTTGTCCTGGGACTTCGCGAAGATCTTCGCGCTGTTCTCAGGGGTGTCGGGCGAGACGCGATCCACGTTGTTGCTCAGCGTGGCAGTGGACCGTTCCATCTTCTTCGCGAGGAGGGCGTTGAGGCACTGATCCAGCAACTCCTCATCGAGCGGTCGCACCTCGGGGTCGATCGAGAATGCATTGAGGAAGTTGCCCCACAGTACTGAGCCGAGGACCTCACGCTGTTGCAGATGCTCCTCGTTTTGGACAGCGGTCTTGAAGCGCATGCGCTTGGCCACTGAAGAGCCGAGCAAGGTTTCGTCCTTGGAATCTTGCTTAGCGAAGATGTGAGCCACGTCAACACGCCCACGAGTGTCGCGGATCTGGTTGCTCTGCTCCAGCCCCCAGGGGTATTCCTTGTCCTCCTTGGCCTGCAGGGGCTCCAGGAACCGACTGCCGTTGAGGGTTGGCTCCGCGTGAATGTGGATCCTTGGCACTGGTTCCTCGAGGATCGGTTCCTCCGACAGGGGTTCCGGGGCATCATGGTTGTCGACGAAAGCCCATAGCGCCCGGTACTCGCTGGGCAAGGAGTCCAACTTCGCGCTGCCACCACGGGGGGTCAAGGAGATGGGCTGGGCCAAGCTCCTTGGGGCCTTCGTGAAGCTGGCCCACGAGATCGTCTCGTTGCGGGAGACCGGCCCCCAGAACTCGTGCAGATTCATGTCCGCGGCGTTCGGCGAGCCCTCCCAGACGAGGTAGACGTCCCCGTTGCCCCGCGACAGTGCGGAGAAGCAATTCTCGTAGCTGGCTTGCGTGAGGGCTGGCCGGTCCACGACGATTTGGTAGGGGCCGTCCAGGTCCAACCCGGTGCAGCTCTGGAAGGTCAGCGTCTTGTTCGCCATGGCGTGCTTTGCGTCGCTCATTTCAGCCCGCGCGGTGAGGGTCCACAGGTTTGGGATTCGCCCGGTGACCACCTTGACTCTGCCTGACCGGGTACTACTGGTTTGCAGGCCCAGCACATGGGCGATGCCGGGCGCAAGACGGTAGGAGCTGCAGGAATACGGGCTCCAAAAACGCTCCAAGTAGTGCATGTCGTTCGGGTCCGAGTTGAGCGGGGACGACATCTTGCCGGTGGTGAATGGGTTCTGCAGTGGATCTCCCGTGCACGTGATGCTCTGCAGGTCTGGGTTGATGAAGCAACGCATGTCGAGGTAGCCCGGCGGGAATTGTTGCAGCTCTTCGACGTGCAGGTGCTCAACGTTGTACAAGCAGCTTGTCTCCAGGGTCTTGAGGGAGGCCTGCACGTACTTCACGTCGGCAGCGCTGGGCACCTTCTTCCATTCTTCGAGAAGAGCCTTGCGGGAAAAGACGATGTGGAGGCGGTGCATGTACGCTCGGCAGTTCGCTTTCCAATAGCGCTTCACGGCCGTTGATTTACCGCAGCCTGGCGCGCCGATCGTGATGCTGAGGTTCACGGGTTTCCGCTTGATGGGCATCTTGAAGAGCAGCTCCAGGGTCTTCCGCTCGTTGGAGTCGTAGTTCTCCCAGGCCACGCCCCACTCGCCGTCTAGCCATCCTTGGTAGCAGCGCTTCGCTCGCTTGAAGTCGGGGTGGAAGGGGCGGCCAGGCAGGGCGCTTGGCAGGGGGGCGAGCGGCCTAGCACCTAGCTGAGTTTCGTCACGGCCGGCACCCCGCGTGGCAAGGTCGACGGGCCCCACCAGGGGAGCTCGCAGTCCATTGAGGCGCCGGAGGTCGTTGAAACTCCAGTGGTTGGCCTGCCCGCGACCATTCACCTGCAGATCGAGGGAGAAGGCCTCACCGTTGAGGGCGCCGAGATACCTGGGGGCATTCTGGATGTATGCCGTGCGCGCCGTGCCTCGGACGTATGTGACGTGGATGCAGATCCCGAGGTGAGCTGCCAGGCGGTTGAGCGCTGCGAGCGATCCTCCTTCCGGCTCGTGGAATTGATCGATCATGGACGGGGAGCAGACTTCCAACAAGGCGTCCCAAAGCGAGGCCTCAGAGCGGCCCGTAGCCTCTCTCAGCGCTTCCAGCATGCAGGAGTAGAGCGGTGCGCGTGTTGTCGGGGTCGATCTGGCGCCTGTGTCCGGGGTCGTGAAGAACTGGGGCACGTCTGGCATAAAAGTGCGG